GGTTTATACGCTTATCCCGCATCAGCCACAGTAATGACTATATCAAGCAGTTCAGCTAATGATGCTGCCGCAGGAACTGGTGCAAGAACAGTAGAAATTTTCGGCCTAGACGCGGATTACAATGAAATAAACGAAGTTGTCACATTGAATGGGCAAACTGCTGTTAACACCACAAAATCTTACCTACGGATAAATCGCGGCCTTGTTCGCAGTGCAGGTAGTGGTGGTGCAAACGATGGCATAATTTACGCAGGAACAGGCACAGTGACCTCTGGAGTTCCCGCTAATATTTATCTTACCATCAATGGTGATGGTGATAACCAAACATTAATGGCTCTTTGGACAGTTCCCGCAGGATATACAGCATTCCTTACAAAAATGGCTTTATCTACAGGCACGGCAACTAATACACCGGCTGTTCTAAATGCTAGTCTTGTTGCTAGGCCATACGGAGAAGTCTTTCAGATAAAGGAAAGATTTACCTTAACAGATGGCGCACACGAACAGTTCTACACTTTCCCGTTAAGATTCACAGAAAAAACAGACTTAGAGATGAGGGCCTTTTCTTCTTCAGGATCGGTTGACTTTAATGTGTCCGCGTCAATGGAGTTTATTTACATTCAAAATGGGAGCAACTTGTAGTGGCTGAACGCAAAAAAGCTAAAATGCCCCCACGCAACAAAAAGAATTTTCGCCCCACTAAAAAAGGAGCGGGGATGACCCAGGCTGGAGTAGCAGCTTATAGACGCGCAAATCCTGGTTCAAAGTTAAAGACCGCTGTAACAGGCAAGGTCAAAAAAGGTAGTAAGGATGCAAAACGTCGTAAGTCTTATTGTGCAAGATCGGCTGGACAGATGAAAAAGTTCCCGAAAGCAGCTAAAAACCCTAACAGCAGACTTCGTCAAGCTCGCAAGAGATGGAGATGTTGATGAGAGAAACTATTTTAACCGTTCTGGCATCGACTTTAATAGCTTCTGCTTTTGCTTATTTTGGCTGGCTTGGGCTTGCTGTTGTTAATCTTGAAAAAAACGGCGCTATAACCACAGAAAAAGTTGTAGCTAACCACAAGATGATAAAGCCTATGTGGGAAGACTTTTTACGAACAAAAAGGATGGCTTCACATGACAAGTCGGGTAAGGACCGGGCCAAAGCCTGGTAAACAAAACTTAACGTACTTCCGTAAAGGAGGCTCTGTTAGTCGTAAGAGTAAAGGCAGTAAGATTTGTCCTGCGGGTAAGGCATGGGCTAAAAGAACTTTTGATACATACCCCTCTGCTTATGCGAATCTGGCCGCTTCAAAATATTGTAAAGATCCAAATTATGCTAAAGCCTCTAAGCGTGGAAAACGTAAATAATGGGCAAGTTAAAGGAATGGTTGAATGAAGACTGGGTTAGAATTGATAGCTCTGGGAATATCGCAGGTGAATGCGGGACTTCAAAAAATACTAAGAACCCTGATAGATGCCTGCCTAGAGCTAAAGCGAATAGTTTGTCAAAGTCTCAACGCGCTTCTACGGCTCGTAAGAAAAAGCGTGGAGGCAATAAAGGCAAGCAAGTTGTGGCAAATACTAAGGCTGCCAAAGTAAGAAAGATGGCTAAAGGCGGTGTCGTGGCCCGTGGTTGCGGGGCCATTATGAACAACCGCAGAAAGCTCACAAAAGGCTCTGTTTCTAGGGTTTGACAGATGCTTTTCGGGATAGAAAAAGATGTAGCTGACGAGGTTAGGGCTTGGTCAAAGCACTCGTTAGAAAAATCAAACCCTAATTTTAATAATCTTTCTGCTTGTCCTTATGCAAGAAAAGCCTGGCAAGAAGATAAAGTAGGTTTTGTTTTTAAGTATGATGGACACAAGCAGGATCTTTATACTGCAATGTCTTGTTTTGATGGCACCAAAGATTTGGTTATAGTAGTTGATTTTGCACCAGAAGAAGATCCAGATGATTTTCAAGAGTACCTAGATCTTATGAATGATGCGATAGCGCAGGGCGCTTTTATCCAGAAAGATTTATGGTTAATGGGTTTTCACCCTATGGATGAGAGCAATGATGCTATAGATGAGGGTTCTTTTGAAGCTACGGTTGAAGAACCCTACGCTTTAATCTTTATCCAAAGACTTTCTAAACTACAACAAAGCGCAGACAAACTAAAAGAAAAAGGTTATTATCAGGCATATTCTGATGATTTTAACGTCTCAGAGTTGTACAGTAAGCGAGAGGACTTTTATAGGAGACTAGAACATGGCAATGAAGCCCCGTAAGAAACAAATTCGCCGTATGCGCGGTGGCGGTATGGCTAAGAAACCCATCGGGATGAGAGCAGGCGGTATGGCCAAGAAAAAGCCTGTTCGCCGTATGCGCCGTGGTGGTATGGCTAAGAAATAATGACTACTTCTGGAAGCACAGATTTTGAGTTAAACGTCGCTGACTACGTAGAAGAGGCGTTTGAACGGTGTGGTTTGGAGGTTCGTACTGGTTACGACCTCCGGACGGCTCGTCGCTCTCTTAATTTGTTGTTTGCAGACTGGGCAAATAGAGGTCTTAATCAATGGACCATAGCGCAAAGAACGCAAGCCCTGACACAGGGAGATGGAGAGTATGACCTCGGCACAGACGTTATTGATATTTTGTCTGTTGTCGCTCGTCGCGATAGCACTGACTTTTCTTTGGATCGTCTTAGCCGGGATGAGTTTCTTGGTATTCCTAATAAGACTACTCAAGGAAGGCCTAACCAGTTCTTTTTGGACAGACAAATTACGCCAAACTTAAAGTTGTGGCCGGTTCCAGAAAACAGTACGGACACTATTATATATGATGCTCTAACTCGTATCGAAGACGCTGATGCAGGAGTTAATACGGTTGAAGTGCCCTTCAGGTTTTAGCCGTGTTTAGCTGCTGGGCTTGCGTATTATCTTGCAATGAAAAGAGCGCCAGACAGGATTCAACTTTTGAAAGCGGTATACGAAGAAGAGTTTGAAAGGGCAGCTTCTGAAGACAGAGACAGGGCTTCTTTCAATGTAACGCCTCAATACCAGTATTTTAGGACCAACTGATGGCTCGTTACGCTACAGGTAAAAACTCTTTTTCAATATCGGATAGATCTGGTTTCAGGTATCGATACCGTGATATGCGAAAAGAGTGGACTGGAGCGCTTGTTGGTAAGGATGAATGGGAACCAAAACACCCTCAGTTAGGCCCTTTTAGAAAGGTTTTTGACCCAGAAGCCTTAAAAGACGCAAGGCCAGACCGAATAGAACCTTTGAAAGTTTTAGTTGGTGATGGCACCACAGTCGTTAACCCAAACCCTAATCCGACCTCTGTGTACGGGCAAGTAGGGTCTGTTACGGTGAGTGTGACATGAGCTTTACTTACGCTGAATTAAAAACTGCTATACAAGATTTTACAGAGAACGAAGAAACTTCGTTCGTTAACAATCTCCCTGTTTTTATAGAAGGGGCAGAGGATAGAATACTCGGTTTAGTAGACCTGGAGTATTTTAGAAAAAACGCTAGTGGGACAACGTCTTCTGGAAACAAGTATCTTTCCCAACCGACCGATTATTTAGCTGCTTTTTCTCTCTCAATAGAGGTATCCAGCAGCAAAGTGTTTCTCCTTCAGAAGGACGTTAACTTTATACAGGAGTATAACCCGAATGCTTCAACTACGGGACAACCTGTTTATTACGCTGTTTTTGATGATTCTAATTTTATTTTAGCCCCTACACCGGATGCCTCTTATCCCGCTGAATTACATTACTTTTACAGGCCAGCAAGTTTGACAGCGGGTTCTGATAGCGGCACTACATGGTTAAGCACTAATGCGCCAAACTGTTTGTTGTATGCGTCATTGGTTGAAGCGTACACTTACATGAAAGGTGAACCAGACTTGTTGAGTTTATACAATAACAGGTTTAACGAGGCCTTAATCCGTCTCAAGGATCTTGCTGAATCTAGAGAAAACAGTGACGCATACCGTGATGGTCTTCCCAGGAGGCCCCGCACATAATGTTTAATGTTCAAGTTTCTATGCCAGACGATCTTGGAATTACAGTTAACACAACTAGTAATCGAGGAAGAACGCCAGAAGAAATAGCCGATAGATGTTTAGAAAAGATTTTAGGAGTTTCCAACAACGCCCCTCCTGAAATAAAAGATCAAGCCTTAGCTTACAGGGATGTAATCAGGCAGGTCTTGATTTACTACATGAAAGAAATGGTTACGTCAGATAGAACAACTGTGTATAATCTTTTGAAGGATGCCGGGCATCCTGAGTTGGCCGAAGCGATTAGGAGAATTTAACTATGGCTATAACACAAGCAATGTGTACGTCGTTCAAGCAAGAGCTTTTAACGGCCACACACGATTTTACTGGAGCTAGTAACGTATTCAAACTGGCTCTTTATACGAGTTCAGCAACGCTTGGAGCTTCTACGACTGCTTATACAGCAACGAATGAAGTTAGTGGTACTGGATACACTGCCAAAGGTTCTTTTTTAACCAGTGTGACACCGACAACTAGCGGAACTACTGCGCTCACTGATTTTAATGACCTGACGTTTAGCAGTGCGACTATCACTGCTAGAGGTGCATTAATATATAATGAAGCGGCATCAGGTGACCCTAGTGTGGTTGTTCTTGATTTTGGTGCGGATAAAACGTCTACCGCGGGTGACTTTACTATTCAGTTTCCAACAGCGGACGCTTCAAACGCTATCATTCGCATAGCTTAAAAGTAAAGGGTTATTAATGGCCCTTAAAATTGGCGATAGGATAAGAGAAACTACCACTACGTCTGGTACGTCTGATTTTGCGTTGGGTGGTGCGACAACAGGCTTTGCTGCCTTTAGCACAGTATTGTCTAATTCTGACACAACGTATTACGTTTGCGTAGATGGTTCTGACTTTGAAATAGGGGTCGGGACGTATGTCAGTGGTACGAATACCTTACAAAGAACAACAGTTCTTCAAAGCACTAATTCAGATAATAAGGTTAACTTCTCCTCTAACTCTAAAGATGTATTCATCTCTTATCCTGCTGATAAAGCAGTCTACCTTGATGGTAGTAATGACATAACTGGGGCTGCTGGTCAGATAAACATATCTGATTTTAATAACGACTCCGGATACACAACTAATGTTGGTGACATAACTGGGGTCACCGCAGGGACAGGTATATCGGGAGGCGGCGCGTCTGGCACTGTCACAGTCAATCTTGATATAGATGGTCTTACCGCGGAAACTAGCTTTCAAAGCACTGATACGCTAGCTGTTTACGATACGAGCGCCGGGGCACATAGAAAAGGCACCATAGCAAATGTTGCCTTGCAAGGACCGACCGGTCCGACTGGTCCTACAGGGCCAACTGGTCCTGATGGTCCTACAGGCCCCACGGGAGCTAAAGGCCAAAAAGGTGAGGTGGGCGCTACTGGTCCTACAGGGCCAACTGGTCCCACTGGTCCGACAGGTGATAAAGGTCAAAAAGGTGAGGTGGGCGCTACTGGTCCCACAGGTGACAAGGGTCAAAAAGGTGAAGTGGGTGCAACTGGCCCCACAGGGCCAACTGGGCCAACCGGTCCCACAGGTGACAAGGGCCAAAAGGGTGAAGTGGGTGCGACTGGTCCCACAGGACCAACTGGCCCGACTGGTCCTACTGGCGATAAAGGTCAAAAGGGTGAGGTAGGAGCCAAAGGACAGAAAGGTGAAGTAGGAGCCACTGGCCCGACTGGCCCGACCGGTCCCACAGGGCCAACTGGAGCCAAAGGACAGAAAGGTGAAGTAGGGGCCACTGGCCCGACCGGTCCTACAGGGCCAACTGGAGCCAAAGGTCAAAAAGGTGAGGTAGGAGCCACTGGCCCGACCGGTCCTACAGGGCCAACTGGAGCCAAAGGTCAAAAAGGTGAGCCTGGTGCCACTGGCCCGACTGGTCCCACAGGGCCAACTGGCCCCACTGGAGCTAAAGGTCAAAAGGGTGAAGTAGGAGCGACTGGTCCAACAGGGCCAACTGGCCCCACTGGCCCCACTGGAGCTAAAGGTCAAAAGGGTGAAGTAGGAGCGACTGGTCCAACAGGACCGACGGGTCCTAGTGGTCCCCCTGGTCCGACAGGCCCCACTGGAGCTAAAGGTCAAAAAGGTGAACCTGGCGCTACTGGTCCGACGGGTCCTAGTGGTCCCCCTGGTCCGACAGGACCCACGGGAGCTAAAGGTCAAAAAGGTGAACCTGGCGCTACTGGTCCGACAGGACCTAGTGGTCCCCCTGGTCCGACAGGACCCACGGGTCCTACTGGCCCGACTGGACCGACTGGTCCAACAGGCCCTGATTTCCCTTCAGGAACCTTGATGCTATTTCAACAGACAAACGCTCCAACTAACTGGACTAAGCAGACTACGCACAACAACAAAGCCTTACGTGTGGTATCTGGTACAGCGGGAAGTGGTGGTTCAACAGCATTTACAACAGCGTTTGCAGCAGGGAATACAGGCGCAACAACGCTTACGACTTCACAGATGCCAGCTCATAGGCATAATGTATTGGGTTCTTATTCTACTGATAAATCTGGGACGGACACCCGCATAGTTACAAATGCCCAAGCTGCTACAACTGGTCCCGCAAACTATGGAGATCTTAACAGTAGAGGACACTCATATCTTGTAAATACTGGGGGTGGAGGATCTCACACTCACAGCTTGAGTTTAGCCGTTCAGTATGTTGATATAATTATAGCTAGCAGGAATTAAAATGAATCATCATACTTTAATAAAAGAAGATTCAGGTTTTTATTCAGTTGTGAATAATACTGAACATCCTTTACATGGACAAAGACACTGCATTGAATTTGACTTAACAGATTTAAATATACCAAGTGATGTTAGGGTTGTTCAGTGGTACGGTAATGTTGGTGATGTTGAGAAGGATGGAGGTAATGAATCTATCACAGATTTACCTGATTGGATGAATCAACTGGTGTCAAAATTTAATCAAGCTATAGTTGATGAAATAGATCACGCATATGCTGGAGAAGTAGGAACAGCAAGAACCATTCCTACAGAAGCGACAGAGGAATGATATGACATCAATAGCTTTTGTTTCAAGCGGCACCGATAGTATGGCGCTTTTAAATAAAATTCTTTCGGATACGACAGAAGAACTAGAAGCTATTTTTGTTCGCTTTCATCATCTGTTTGAGGCCGAAGAGATTACATATTGCGAAACAAAACTAGACGCACAAATAGCATGGCTGAAAACAAACGTCCGAGACTTTACATTTACTAAAGAAAATCAGATAGCGCCATCATGGTCTTATTATTTAAGGCCAGAAGATAGAATATATGGTTCAACTATCACGCAAGCAAAGCTGGATGAAACAGAAGCGGCGGTTCGTTCTT